AAGAGTAGAGATAAGGCCATAAAGTTTCTTGCTCATGTTTTCCTCCCTTATTTATTCAAGTTCAGACAGGTCTGTGATGCCATATCTGAGATATGCATAAGTCGAATTTACTACCGGAGCGATTTTGTGAATCTCCTCATCTGTAGGATGAGAGATAGGCAATCCGGTCATCCATGTAGCCATCTTGATGCCAGCCTGAGATGCTAACTGATTCCAAGTCAGCCCGGCCTCTTTTCGTTTTGCATTGATGCGTTTGTAGACATTAGTCCATGATGCATTGTTAGCCATGTACTTTATTCTCCTTTAATCTATAGTCTTTTTACCCGGTCAAATACCGAGCCGGATGCAATTGTAAATACTGACTCATGCTCAGAGGCTCCATCCATCACCACAGCATACTCGCCACCACGTCCGGCAGGGAGGAGGGCCAAGTGATTCACATCTGTGATCTCCTTCATAATGATGTCATATTCCTCTCCGCTTGGAGCCTTGCCTTTCTGCCACTCAAATGTCGCAATGTATCCGGGAGACAGTTGTATCTCTCCGTTCTCATAAGCTCTGAGAGCCTCATCATCGTACATCATCAATGTCGAGCGGATGCCGACCTCGTTGGTCTCCTTGATGTAATCAATCCATGGATTCTCGCCTGTATAGCCGACCGCCAAGTCCCGGAAGTTCTGACCATCTACCGGCACCTTAGGGTGGTGGTGAGTCAGAGGGAGCATCTTAAACTTGTCACATGCTGCCGCCAAAACCGGAGCCGGTCGGTAAACCTTATAGAGTCTCTTGTCCTCGACCCATGATGGTGCTCCCTGTCCCGGAGATGGAATTCTTAATGTCGGGATTTCCTCTTTTGCGTAGTCATACATTCCGCTGACCGCAATCCTTATGTCCTTGAGTTCTGCCATTATCTAGGCCTCCTCTTATTTTCTGTAGCCATATATCTATAGTCTTTTTTTTTCTGCCTCAGATTGACTACCGGTCGATAGTTATTCATGAATAACATTGACTACCAATCGGTAGTAAGTTATTCCCAAATAACAAAATAACTAACTATCGGTCGGTAGTTGATTTCACTATATTCCGAACAGTTTTTCACTATACACCGAACAATAGGTCAGAAAGGGCCCTAGGATTGCGTATAACGCACGAAAAAAAAAGTTTTGACATATTTCACGTCCGATTTGAAAATGGCCGGAAATGGCCCTAGGATTGCGTATAACGCATCCTTTGATTTTACCCGGAGCAGAAAATGCTCTTTTTTGCCTGTTTTCGGCATCTTTTGGACTGTCTGCCGGACCCGGACCGGAAAGTTCTGATTTTTCGAATATACAGAGAACTAGTGCTTTTTTGACACAAAAAAGGGTCTGTGACAGGTAAAGTATGCAAAACCTATCACAGACCCAAGACATGAAAGAAAACAAAAACTCATAAGGAGTCTGTTAACTCTATAGTCTCTCAAAATGGACTTCCGAGAAAAAAAACTCCCCGGCAGCATGGAAGTCGGACTGTCGAGGAGTCACAGTCATTTTCCGGGCTGTGACGGACTTTCTTCTCCAATGATTTTTTTAACCGAGTCGGCCCATGCCTCCCAGCTCTGCACCAAGTGCTCATAATAATTGATTGTATGTCCGAGGTCCTCGACAGTCTTTACCTCGGGGAGTTCTTCTCTCTGAGGCTCCGGTGGGAGGATGATCTCTGCCCTTGGCTTACTTATGCACCCGGTCATTGTTAGCAGACACAATGCTATTGATAATGTTATATATTTCCTCATCGCTTTTTGCTCCATCTATTTTCTTGTCTATTTTTTTCTCGTCTTTTTTTATCTGAGCGAGTTCCTCTGCATGCTTATACAGATAAACTGAATTTGACTTCTGCTTTGAGAGCTCTGCATCGAGCTCGGTCTTTTCTGTCTGTAGTTTACGGCAGCACTTGGATACAATAATGATGATGCAGATAAGCACTATTATAACCAAGGCCTCTATAATTAAAATCTTGGTCACTCCTGTGCCTCCTCTTTTTTCTCTATCCAATTGTCCCGGCAGATATTGAAGTCAATAGTGCCGAGTCCGACTCCGTAGGCAAATCCTATAGACATCCAAATCTCTTTTATCTCTGCCTCCGGGAGGATGCCACACCAATGCAATACACACAGGGCAAAGCCTATGATGATAAGAATGATTTTTACCAATAAAGATGTGTTTTTTACTTTCATGCTTTTACTCCTTTAATCTTTATCACTCGCATCTCAGATGGCTTTCCATCCTCGACACAGCGAGATTTTTTAAGGCTGTTAAATACTACCTTGCCGTTCTTGACTCCGACCCAATGGCCTATATTGCCCTTGGTGAATCTGACGATAGCCGGGCCTTTAATTTTCTTGATACTTGTGACAGGGACCTTTTCGAGGCTCTCCATGTCTCTGCCTGTAAGCTGGTAAATGCACTTGGCCCAATAGACTGTACAGTCCGGGTCGAGTGCTTTATTGTCGATAAGGTCAGACACCATCATGATGGCATCTATGTCCGAGCAATTTATCCCGAGATACCAAAACAATGTAAATATACAGCATGCATACTCCTTGATGCTTTTGAGTTTTGGTGTCGGAAAGTGCTTATATAGTTCCTCTGCAAGGCTCTGCGGATTGGTCACATCTGCCTCCTATTTCATGATAAAAGAGATAATCAGTCCGACACCCTCGGCAATAATAGCGAGGAGCATGCTTATGAATTTGGCCTGATATTTTTTTTCTGTCTCGGCAATAGCGAGCTTGATTTTCATATCTATGCTCTCATTGATTCTGTCTGCAATCTGCTCCGGCATGTTTTTTACGTCTGCCTTAATTTCCTTGATGTCGCTCTCCATGCTGTCTACCTTGGACTCCATTGTCGCTACTTTTGCCTCTATGAGTTCGTTTGTCATAACGGACCTCCCACTTCTATAGTCTTATTTTTAGACTCTCTCTATCTCGATAAGGCATCTCGCCTTATTTTTTTCATAGTCATTTTTTATGTTTATCTCCCGGACTATCTCCCAGCGGTCATCCGAGAGGACCTTGGCATCCTGTAAGAGGTCCATGATGGATGCTGTCTGATTATCCGAGTCTCTGTGTACAAAGTCTCCATGTGTAAAGGTCAGAGTTACCCGGACCGGATGCTCTATCATCTGAGGTCTCTCATCTGTAGGAATCCGGAATATCTGAGCAGATAATTGGAGCATGGCATCCTCATGCCATCGCTGGTGAGCCTTGCTTGGTATCATGTAACCTGACCGGGTCCTTATCTTGGAATTCTTTTTAGATGGTGTCTCACCAATAATTTGGAATCTAGTCATCTGCCCACTCCACAGGTACAAGTCCGCATCTGCAATTGTAGTCATCTACCTCATCCGGCAGATTGTTTACATCAAATATCTTGCCATTGAGGGCCTTATGGCTCTCCCGGACTCTTATATCTCCGGCTGTCACCCATTTAACTTTAGTCACTCCGGCACTCCGGAAAGTAGAGAGGGTGCATGCCTTATTGAATCTCTGCATCTGATCTCGGGCAAAAAGTCTCGCTAGATGGTCCGAGCTCTCATATCCCTCCTTTACCAAGTCATGGAGGTCGAGGTCCGGAGTCTTGCCCTGTGCATAGTTTACAATCCGGGCAATAATTCTTTGTTTTATGAGAGACTCCTCTCCCATAATTCTCTCTATCGAGTTATCGAGGTAGAGTTTGCGGACCGCATCCATATTGTCATTAAAAAATTTCTGCTTATCTATTGAGAAGTTCTCGAGGACTGTCTTGGTCTTGCCGTCTGCATCCGAGAGCAGCCTCTTGAGGTAGTCTTTCTGCTCGAGCTTAAACACATCCTCTATCTTCTTAACAAAAAACTCCGGAGCCTCCTCCTCAGTCTCGAGCCACTCATGCTCGAGGGTATTGGCCACAGTATTCAGATTTATCCGGGCAATTACTCTCTCGTTCTCCTTTTTGAGTTCCTCCTCCATCTTCCTAAAAAACTCGAGGAGGCTCTCTGCATCGTCTTTATCCGGAGCCTTGGCATCCATGACAATATTACTCTCCGAGAGTTTTGCCCGGAGGTCTTTCATGAGTTTGCGAGTAAGTTGTCTGTATCTCGACCGGAGCAGAGTTGCGAGCTTGTCCTCGATGGAGAATAAGGGTCTAGGGATGCCCTGTCTTTTCATCCGGAGGAATCCGGCTCTTGTCCCGGGAGAATATATATATCCGTTTAATTTAAAAGGGTAGTTACTCTTTGCCATACTTGAGCCACTTATAGGTCGTATTTAGGACCGGAGCGAGCTTTTTAAGTTCTGCATCGGTCGGATGCGAGATAGGCAGACCGGTCATCCAGCTCCTGAGAGGGATGTGGGCCTCCTTGGCTATCTCATCCCATGTCTTTTCTGTCTCTGCTTTTTTTTCAAACACTCTTCTTTCTACAGATGATGCCATCATGTTCTCCTTGAGTTTTGTCTCTTTAATCTATAGTCATTTTTCATATTGCGAGTAGTCATACTCCTCATAGTGGGTATGATAGTATTCTGACTTAAATAACTTGAGCAGAGAGAAACGAGGACCGACTCTTGAGGTCTTGTCCCTCCAATACAGAGGCAGACACCAAGTCACTCCATCATCGATGCATGCATACTCATGAAGGACCCGGACATGTTTCTTATTGCTGTAAAACGGATTCACCCAGCACTTGACATCTCCATAGGTGGTGAGTTCATCAATCGGATACATGTATTTGTATCCTCTCATAATTGAAAAGTGCCTTGCCGTTATCTTGGCCATGGCAGAGCCAAAACTCCATCCCCGGATGCAGACCTTATATCCCGGCTGAGCACAGAATAAAAATACATCTACGAGCTCCTCGACAGGGGCATTCTTGGCCGACTTATAGGCACAGGCATAGCCCCGGGAGGTCCATATAATTTTATCCTCGAGTCTCAGAGGCCATGGTAAAAATTGAAAGTTATGTTTCCAATCCTCCCGGCTGTCGCTCTCCTCAAATTGGAGGACCACCTCTTTTTTGTCATGGTCCACAAATACCTTATAGTCTATGTCCTCTCCGACTGTCTTGTAGTCTGTAGTAGTTTTAAGGTCATAGAACTTCTTTTGCTCCGGTGTCATTGCTGCCTCCTAATAAAACGACTCCGCCCGGGTAGGAGCGGAGTCTGATGGGTTAATTGCAGGGTGAGGGAATCTGCATTCACCTCTATAGTCTTTTATTGCATCGGGAATTGTCCCATGCCGTTATCATCCATGTCTCTATTGGCATTCATGGCATCCCACATCTGCTCGTCCATACCTTCGTCTTCACCGGCACCAATAGCGTCCATTATTTCGTCGTCGATTTCTGCGCTTGGTACGAACTTCTGAGCAAGTTTGAAAGCCGGCTTCATTGGTGTTCCCATTGCGGTGAGCTGGCCGACAATGCCTGCGAAAGTCTGTCCCAGCTGGCCTTTCTCTGTTTCAGAAAGTACAAAGCCATTGTCTGCCTTAATCTTTACAGACTTGGCATGCTTTGCCTGCTCGCTGTCTGCACCAAAGCAAGAGCAGACCAAGAGCTCTATACAATTCTTGAATGCCGGTGTTACTGTATTAAATAAGAGTCTTATCATCTCAGACTGTTTGAGTGTTACGTCCTCCCGGTTATCACTTGCAAGTCCGGTAGCCTTTTCTTCAAAGAGGATAGATTCTGCCACTCCGGATGATGCACACAGGGCAAGCTCTGACTCCTTGAGGAGGTCCTTATATCCGGAGTATGTCCTCTCGAGAATCTTGATCTCACCGACACTATTGATTGTGCGAGGATGGAGCATTGACCACTCTCGCATCTGAGCCTCATTCTCCTTGAAGAATTGTCTTGCATAGTCTGCTCCGTTTTCTATGATGAGGCCATCTGCCGGGATTGCATGGTACATGAGCGAGCTCTGCTGTGCCATAATCGGCAGCGACATTTTCATTATCTGATATGCCTCGAAGTCTTTTATCCATCCCTCGAAGTCTGATGTAGACCATCCCATCTGCTGTATAGCACCCCAAAATGGTAACTTCTGAGGCCTTACCATAGCCATGCGGTCGGTGCTTACTCTGACTCCTCCAAGAGGAATAAAGAGAGTCCTTGCATAGAGGTAGTCCTGTGCGGTGATATTGTAGTCCGGGACAAATACACAGTTCCATCTGTCTGCCGTTACCCAATAGCGGATGAACTTGGTCTTATTGCCCATCTTGGCCTTAATCTGCTCGAGAGTGAGCTGGGTGGTCAGAGGGTTGTCACCATCCAAAACCGGATAAGCGACCGCGCCACCAAAAATGAGCGACTGTGTAATAGACTGAGCATAGGCCTCAGAGAATCCACACTCATCGGCATAGTCATCAAGTGTTGCGATGTCCTCCGGAGAGAAGTCTGCACACTCAAAGTGCACACCATCAAGAGAGAGGCATCCGGCCTTTTTATTGATGATGCGAGCAGGAATTCCTCCGTTGGAGTAGTAGGCTGTAGCCTCATTCGGCAGAATTGAAACCGGGATAAAACTGTCTACATTCATACCCGGGTCGATAGCCGTACCGATGCCACTCACCGGACTTGCATAGCCGTCCTGTACGATGCCCTTATTCTGAGCGAGTTTCTCTTGAGCGAGGAGGGTCTCCATCTGTTTCTTGAGTTTGGCAGGAAAGTCTGTAATGAGTTTTCTACGCATCTCGGATGCAGACTGAATCGAGCCGGCCGAGGCCCTCGCATCCTGTACTATCTGCGACATCTCATCTTTGATAAGGCCGAGCTCGGATGCATCGAGAGCGATTTCCTTATAGCCGTCCTCGGTCTCGGCATTACCTGACTCATGCTTTGCAATGATCTCAAATATTGCTTTATGATGAGGGTTAGTCTCTGTATTTAATAATTCGTTAAAGGTTGCCATAACTCTATAGTCTTTTTTGGCAATAAAAAAAGCACCCGGGATGGGTGCCAGCTTTTAGTAGTCTACATTGATTTTCTTATAATGATTTATCATGTCTGTATACATATCATACATCCATTTTTCTTGAGCCTTTTCTCTCAGAGCCTCTAACTCTTTTATCTCTTTCTCAAGTCCATTTTCTGTCTTTTTCTTTTCGTCACTCATCCTATTACCCTCACTATCATGTCTGTTATATAGTCCGGGAGTTTATCTACTCCCATCTTGTATACCACAAATGCCTCGGCAAAGAATTCTATGTGGTCCTTTCTTGCATACTGAGAGATCAGATTTATCTCTCCGGTCAGTTTTGCATTCTCAAAGGTCTCTCTTACATAGTTGTCAATCTGCTCCATCTCCTCTGTCTTTTCTCCATGGAGCATGTTTATCCTCTGATTACTCAGTACATGTGCCATCTCATGGAGTATAACACTCTCGACCTCTCTGCCTTTGTAAATAGCATTCGACCTGACTGTATATTGCTCCAATTTGGCAAGCGTTTTTTCATACAGGGCCTCCATACCCTTGAGAGGAGTTTTCTGTCTTGCCTCATTATATTTATTAACGGCATAATTCTGAGCCTCTATCATGCCATTATAATACTTTTCCGGGTTGTTAAAGAAGTCCTCGTTCAGAGAGATGCCATCTCCATCCGACTGTCCCATGGGGCCATCGACTTTATTATAGGTGTCGATATACTCCAAGGGCCTCATGTTATAGTCTTTAATGAGAGACTTTACTGTCTTGTCTGTAATCTTGATGGCATTACTGTCTATCTTAGACACATCGACCTTGGTAGAGATTTTCTCGAGGC